GTCATCGGTATTGTTATTTATAAACATTTCCAACATATCTATATTTTTTTCAGTTGGATGTAATAATTTATTACTTGATATTTTAGGGTAATCTAAAACATCAGGTAATCTTTTATTCCTAAAAATACTTCTTCCTTTATGTCCATATAAAATAAACTCATGTTTAGGCGCATAGCTACCTTTTAAATCACCAGAACCATGATTATTTTTGTTCCATACCAAAATGTTTTTTAATTGAAAATGTTTTTCAAATTCTATTTTAAATTTATCAATATGATGCCAACTGCAAAACATATAAATTGCAGTGTCATTTTTTAACAAACGAAAACACTCTTCCATAAAAGATGGTAACCATTCTAATTGATTGTCATTTTTTATTTTTTTAAATTTGTCTTTTACAATTCTTCTGTTGCTTTGAAAAGCCATTCCATAAGGCGGGTCAGTAATGATTGCATCAACGCTATTACCAGCTAATAATTTCATTACCTCTAAACAATCCCCTAGCCTTAAATCAATCATATATAATCCTCGTATTTTTCTAGCATTTGGTGTACCTCGGTGTATGGCACAATGACAACTTTACACATACCTTCCTTAACAATTGGCCTGCGCACTAGCCATATAAAGTCTATCTGCTCATCGTCTAAAAACACACCAGCAGCTTGTAATGCGTCTGTGGCTTGCTTTTCGTAGTTGGCTATATCTCTTCGTCTGCGGTCTGGTGGATAAAAAGCATAGAACACTGCCAGCCGTCCCTCTATTTTAGCTTTAGCGTCTACAACTATGTCTTGCACAGCCTCTCTAAACTTCTGTGTAGGTTTGCTTAAGAATTTACGCTTGCCTCCGTAGTGGTGTGAGTGGTTAGTGCTTGGAGGCCATGGCAATGTAAGTTTAATCATTTGACCACCAGCATATCATGCTCAATAAAGTATTGCATAGTCATCCTGTGAGCCAAGTCCCACATATCTTTACGGTCTTGCTTGTTTAACGCCATGCCATTGTCTAGCTCAAAGTGACATCTAGCACACATAGCAGCCACCATAGCATCGCTGGCCTTAATTCCTGTGCCTTTACCATCACGCAGTTGGTTAGAGTGTGCTGCACATACTGTGCCATCCATAGCGCCACATGATTGACAAGGTATCTCACGGCATAACTCTAACAGTTTCTTGTTTCTGTAATTAGGCACTGTATTCCCCACTTAAGCTTGATTGAAAGTTACCTCTGTATTGTGAGCCATCTCTCTTAGGTATTGCCCAATGGTCTGTGTCTAACTCTTTGTGTGATCGAATAACATCTGGACTGATACGACCTTCATATATAGCGTCTAACAAAGCTTGATGTATGCCAGGATAGCTTTGATTAAAGTATTCACGCTGTATGTTATCAGATTTCTTAATTTTAGCTGGCCATGGGTAATCTTCTTTGTCTGTTTTAAAATACATTTTTACCCGTGTCATCTCTTTGTTTACAATTACAGAGCTAATGTAACCTGTTTCCTCTAGGTGTTTGCAATACTCTGTAATGGTGTGTGGTGCTAAGTTCATTCGTCTAGCAAGGTCTGACGCAAAAGATGGTGAATCGTTAAGGTGTGAATACACTACAGCTCTGTTAAACGACCTTGTTTCGTCTTTTAACTTATGAGCAGAAGCTAAGTTGTTTTTGTTAGACATTGTTAATCCTTTCGCCTATCCACTTCATTACAGGTACAGCCATTGAATTGCCTAGTGCTTTGTATCGAGTGCTGTCGCTTGATGTAGGTGTGTTAGTATAATTATCTGGAAAACCTTGTAGTCTTTCACATTCCATAGGAGTTAATTTTCTTACACGCATTTCTTTTATAAATCCACTTCTTTGACTAGAAGTTAATGTTCCAGATAAATTATTTTCAAATTTCATTTCGTCTGGTCTAGCATTAACATTAAAAGAAACGGCTATTTGTTGATCCTGCATAGTACTTAAAGTAAATGCCAACTCATCACTACCTAAATAACCTTTACCGCCTCCTTCGCATCCACCACGCACTTTAAACGCAGATGCAATTGGTATGCTTTGCGTTATCATATTAAATCCGTCTGCTCTACTGTAGTCATGGCAAGTTGTTTGGATTGTGTTAGCAATACTTGGTATAAATTCTCTGGAAGTTTCTTGCCTCGAACTTCTGCTCTTCTCAGAATCCCAGCGCAAGCTTTCGGACTCAAATAATACTTTTGCTGCACTTCTCCAGTCATCTCCAACACATCCGACAACAAACACTCTTCTGCGTCTTTGTGCGACTCCGAAGTTTTGAGCATCCAGCACTCTATAGGCGAACCCATACCCGAGTTCAACCATCGCCCCGAGGAAGGTTCCAAAATCCCTTCCTTTGTTAGAACTAAGCACTCCTGGGACATTTTCCCATATACACCACTTGGGTCTAAACTCGTTAAGAATTCCAAGATAGGTGAGCATAAGATTTCCTCTGGGGTCTTCAAGTCCTTTTCTAAGTCCAGCAATGGAAAAAGATTGGCAAGGTGTTCCTCCGACCAAAAGGTTGACTGATTCATTTATATTCCACTCCATAAATTTTGTCATGTCACCGTAATTAGTAACATTTGGATAATGATGTGCTAACAATTGACTTGGAAACTTCTCAATTTCTGAATAGCCTACTGCTTTCCAGCCCATGTCATGCCAAGCTACTGTTGCTGCTTCTATTCCACTACATACACTTAAGTAATTCATACTTAATCCTGTAAATAAACACCACGCACAGCGCAGTATCGTTCAACTTCATTCATAAAGTTATTAAGCTCTTCTACGCTTAAATCAGCAGTAGACTTTAGAGCATATATTGTACGGCCATCAGGTGCTGTAAATTCATTGTAACCCAGCCACTGATCCTTGGCCATTACTTTCCACCATTGGTGCGGATGGTGTAACCCATCCTTACCTTTAAGCCCTTCAGCCATTAACTGAAACAACTTATGCAGCCTTGAATTTTGTGGCAATGACCGTCTTTGACTTTGACCGCATGACGGACAAATCTTCGGCTGGCTTTTCTGACACATATATTGACCCTTCTTTATAATTCTTGTCTTCGTAAGATGGCAACCAGTTCTTAGACTTGTAAACCTTGCCATCGTTAGTGGTTACTTTCCACTCTGCATCGCCAAAGTGTTTGTAAAACTCGGTCTCACTAAACTTCATGCACATTTCCTAACTTTTGAGCGTTCTCTTTCATTTTGGCTAGTATGAGCAAATAATACAGCTCGTCCATTTCAGCTTTTGTCATACGCTAGTTCCAAAGTAAGTAGCCTTAACACCACCACCAAACTGAACCTCTACAGCGCAGTCTTGACCTTTAGTGCCATTAATTAATTTATATACACCCCATCCAAACGCAGTTATCGCAATCAACATCAATGTTGCGATGATTACTACGGCTCTGTCACTAGCTCTATTACAATTACAGTTACGGCCTTGATTACAATTTTGATTACACGGCATAACAATCTCCTAAAATTTTAATTGCCACACTTTTTCGTGTTGGCTTCCCTTGTATCTCATAGACGGTGCATCAAACCACAATGCAATCTCGCCCTCCCATTCACCATGGCGCTGCTTATCACATATCAACAAGCAATCAGGTGCGTTTAACTCTTCCTCTTTCGCCTTGCCACTACGAATTAACTTTTCTTTTTTCTTGTTACGCCAAACAGTCATCACATTATCTACTTGGTTAGTAATGTCTGCTGAGCCAGCTACATCCATCTTATTAGGTGGGCTAAACTCATCCTCACCCTTACGGCTGTGAGCAATCAAATGCACATGGACATTTAAATCCCTAGCCGCAGCACAAAGCTTATCCAAGAACTCCTTTTGAGCGTTCATGTCATCAGACCTTACACCGCACTTCATTAAGCTGTCAATCACAAAATGTTGCACACCTAGCGTTTCAGCTACATAATACAAAACAGCAATTACACGCTCACCGTTTACAGTCCCTTGTTGGTCATACATATACAGCCTGTTATCTAGGAATGTAAAGTATTCACCAATAAACTTCTCTGTGGGCTTTTCTGTCCCTGTGGCTTGTCTTGTCATTCGCTGTAGGGTTGAGTATGGGTGCATCTCAAACGAGGCCACACAAACCTTAAAGTTTTGCTGCACGATAGAGTTAATCACCTGGCCCACTAACTGACTCTTACCATGGCCATTTATACCAGACCACAAACTTACCTCACCTAAACGCAACCTAAACTGGTCAAATGTCTTTTCCCAAGGCAACTTTACGCCTTGCATCTGCTCGTCTTTGTAAAAGTAATCTATAACCTCGGCTTGATACTGGCTTGCTGACTTAACATTAGCCTTGTCTTCTTCCCTGGCTTTCATAAAGCCTTCAAAGTCAACCTTAGGCAACATCATGCTTGCCCGTTTGCGTCTAGCCTCATCTAAAG